TCAAATAACCAACTTAACCCATTCCTGACCTCGAGTATCGTTATAGCGATCGGTGGTTGCCTGGACTTTATGTCCTAGTAATGTTTTTGTATCGATACCCTGTGCACGGTACAGCCGTTCTGATAGAGAGCGTTGTTCATGAAATGTTGGCGGAGTTTTTCCTGCTGGTGGAATTATCCCAGCCAGATCCCGTGCTTTGGCAAAGTAGTCGCTCAGGTTGTCTTTACTCATCGGCTTCGGTTGTTTCTGGTGCCGACTATGGATTAGATATGGACTTAATATTCTGTCTCGGCACCCATCAATAACTTCTTTTAACGTTATCCCAATGGCATCACAGCGTAGTGTAAGCGGTAACGCCAGACGCATTCCGGTTTTTCCCTGGGTGATATGCAAGTGTTCGTTCCACACATCTGAAAAACGCATGTGGCAAATGTCATCACGGCGCTGACCAGTAACAATCGCAAGAAGCATTGCGTTACGGATAAAGTGTTTTTCAGGCGTTGCATTGTAAATTTTTTGCCAGTCTTCCATGGTGAGCCTGGCTCTGGTTACTTTAGGGATCGGTTTACGGGTAGCCTCCGGAGGATTCCATCCAGGAGGAACTTCCCCTGCATGCTGTGCTTCTTTATAAATATCAACCCATAATCCACGATTTACTCTCGCTGTGCTGACCATGTCTTTATCCAGCCACTCATCCAGTATTAATGCAAAGTCTCTTACTTCCAGTTCTTTCAATGGGTGGTTTCCCAGACGGGAAACCAGGTATGCAGCCATTCGAGTTTTTTCTTTGTGAGTTGTAGCTGCAATATCTCCATTTTTCAGTCGCGTGTCCTGTATTTTCAGATATCGATCAACCCATGCCTTTAATCTGATACCCCGACGTTTTGTTGCTGACGGACTTTCATCAATTTTGCGCATGAAATATTCAGCTTCTGCTGCAGCTATTCGCTGATTGGCTGTGGAAGCGATTTTTTCTGCCTTACCTTTGTCTGTTCCGAGTCCGTGAAATTTTCCAGTCACAGGATTTTTATACTGGTAGTAAACTCTGCCAGTTCTGCGATCAAACTTTTCGTAAAGACCGGCTACGTCAGTGCTGTTTTTTCGTGGCCTCGGTGACATGAGTTAAAATCTCCTTCAGTGCATCATCATCGCCAGTATGAATTTCCGGCGCAATTCCCGTTTCACCAGGCCCAACAAATACTGCTCGGCGATCTATCAGCCAACGCCCACGAATTTTTTGTGGCCTTGGAACGATGTATCCTAGTTTTCCGTATTTCACCAGGGTAGTGTTTGTTATTGGGAGACTGAACCGTTTTGGTTTCCACTCGTCGAGCGTTATCAGGTACTGTTCGCTCATGGCTATCACTCCGGAACGCGCCAGTTGCAGAATATCAACGACAACTGGCGACGGTTGAACATTAAAAATCAGCCTGACTCGGGATCAGTTTTTGCCAGATAACTGAAACGTATTTTGCCTGGTAACGGGCGTCATCAAGTGCATTATGGCGCTCACCTTCGAATGGAATAGCCGTTCTGGCATCGAAGTCTATGGCTTTCCCCAGCTCAACGATTGTGCGTACATCGCGATCGTTGTAGTAACGCCACGGGCAGGGGATCCCCTGCCGTTCGTATGAACGGCGCAAAATCGTGTTGTCGAAGTTGGCTCCATTTCCCCAGACCTGAACAAAAAATTCACCGGAGTTTTCGTCGATAAATTCCCGTAATTGTAACAGTGCATCATCTAACGGGATTTCATCGGTCATAATGGCAGATTGCGCTTCGCGTGATTGCTTAAGCCACCATTTAATGGTGTCTCGATCAATGACTCCGCCAGCAGTTTCCAGATCGATAGTCTTACTAAATTCCGGTCCCATATCTCCGGTTTGCGGATCGAAAAATATTGCACCTATTGAGATGATCGGGGCATCAGGATTTTTTCCCATGGTTTCAAGGTCGATCATTAGATGGTCACACGTCCTGCTGGTGGATGTGATTTCTTGATGACCGTTCACCTTAATTGAGTGATCTGCCGTCTCGCCAGTTTCATTATCGCTATCGTGATGCTGATTGCCGCCAGTATTCTCCTTGTGTGGATGTTCAGCGCCTTCCATTTCCTCCGGATCATCTTCCTGAACTTCAACCTGATACTCTTCATCGAATGTTTCCTGGTATGTTGCGTCGCCCATCACCGCGCCACAATCAGGGCAGTTGCCGCCGCCGGTCTGACCGCAGGCGGTGCAGACTTTTTCCACTTCCTGTTGCGCCACTGGTTCAGGCTGTTTCGTTTCTGGCTCGTTTTGTAACGCATTTGGGCTGTTTTGTTCCGCTTTTTGGTAGTTCCGTTCCGATTCATGCTGGTTCTGGTTTACAGAATCGCGGGTCTGGATCCCCTTAACCCATTTCGGATCATTCGGGTCGCTAATCCCTGCAACAAATTCTCCGCGAGAGGCAGCAAGCAACTTATCGGCGTCAGGCTGGCTGATATTGGCTGCCTGCATAATTTTGTTTACTTCGTCAGCGGTAACTTTTACCGGCCCTGGTTGTGCGGTCGTGTCAGATGCACCAGTATTTTGTTGTGAACCTGAGTATGTACCGTTTTTGCGGGCGAAATATTCTTCTTTCGTGATTTCAGTAGCCCCGGCAGCCAGTGCCTTATCCAGACCAGAAAGTTTGTTTGCGCGACCGTATTTTTCGCCATCCTTGTCGGTGAAGAGGAAGTAGAACGGCCCCTCACGCTCTACAGATGGTTCGACTTCCACTTTGCATTCGGTTTTTTCGTTGTCCGGAATTGCCGTTTCCACTGCATCAGTTTCTGGTACTGGCGACGAGAGAGTATCAGTTGCGCTCTGATTTCTTCCTTCATCTTCAAACACGCCCTTTGTAGTCAGGTATTCAGTAATGTATTTGTTCAGTGCCACAGGGTCTTTGTGAATGTCGATCGGACGTTCACGGACAAGGCCAAAAATAGTCTGGCGGTCGTAGCGAAGGGCATCAGGCTGTTTGCGCATTGATGCCGAGATACGCTTCCAGTCTTCGCGGTCGTTGTCGATAACTTCATTTTTTGCCCAGCGATGGATGCTGCCGTCAATGTTTCCGGCATCCACATCACCAGGCCAGAGAGCGTAGGCCAGTTCGTCATCCAGTGTTTTCCATGTCTGCTTGTATTCGCGATGAATGGCAGCAATGACCAGGCTGATTTTTCCTGTTGAATTTTCAGTGTGCTGTTGATTGACTCTGGCGCGGGCGAGATTAACAACAGACGTGTATTTTCCGGTTTCCTTGCGTTCACCTTCGCGACGTTTTTTCCAGATGCGCATCTCTGCCTGAATTTCGGGCCATTTGGCACCAGGCTTACATTTATGCTTAACCCACCCGATGGCATGCAGCTTAAGCTCCGGATACATGGCGTTAACTTCTGGCATTTTCATCAACGCTTCAACGATATGTCCGTCGAATGTTGCCATGTCTTCCTGCAACAATTCCTGTGCGCTAATAACCATATCAACGGTGATGTTTTCACATGTGTCGAACTTAACCATGAGAGCGTTCTGTACTTCAGGGGCCAGCTTGTCAAAAGTGACGTTCATCAGATCGGATTCAGTCTCAACCGGGACAAAAGAAGCAGAATCCTCATCCCAGCGGTTTTCCTGCATATATTCAGCATCCCATGAATCGAGGGCAGGGCGGGGTATGCCAGGTTTATCCTCGCAGATAATAAATTTATAAGCGCAGTCCTGAGCAGCCGGATAATGTTCCAGGAATTGCCAGTGAAATTTTGCTCGAGCACGGCGTTCGTCGCCAGCTTCAATGGCTGTGGCTACAGCCACAGCGCCTTCTTCCCTTGTTGCCAGTTCGTCAGGAATGGCGGCGCAAATAAAGACTTTACTCATTTTGTTTTAACCTCATGACAGATTTAAGGATGAACAAATCCCTGCCATTGCTGGCATATAAGAATGAAACCGGATATTTATTACGGAACTGTTTTAAAGACCTGCCGGGATTTCGATATTATCCTGGTGAATAACTTTATCGACCGGGTAACAGTTACCGGGAATTTTCTGTTCGGTTGCTGCAGTCATACACTCCTGCATTGTCCTGTGAACACTGACTGCAATATCAACTGGCTCTCCGGAAACAAGAAAAACTGTCAGAACAAGTACAAATGCTGTATTCATTGCCAGCATCCTTTTTGTATCGGACGTAAACGGGCCAACATTGAAAGAATGCATATTTTATTTAATAGCTCCCGTTCGTGTTTTCTCTTGTTAATGGCATCTTCAGTAAATACAGGGTTACTGATAGTGACACCAATTTCAAAACAACCTTCAGACGTATTAACGTTTGGTAATAACGTTTTCATTATCGCGCCCTCAACAATGAGTTTTGTGATGCGGTGCCTGGTGCCTCCAGGTGACGTTAACCAGTTAACAATTAACGCCGGATACAGAGAATCCAACCATAACACTGTTTTTGGTTTTAACTGTTCCGCGTGCGCTCAGCCGCATTCACCGCATCACAAAATTCACTTTAAAAAGGGCGGCAGAGCAGTCACGGAGTAAAACTGATACCGCCAAACGTCACCAGAAAATTGATAACAGAGGGCGTTGCAGCGGGGTTGTCACTTAAGCGTATGGTCAACCTGACAACCCGGTGTCCTCAACGGGGGAAGGAATAACCCCGCCATACTTACCGCCGCGCCATTTCGCGGATTGCCACAACCGGAAGCGCACGGTCGACGAAAATTTAACGACAGGCTATCTATGAACCAGCTACCTCGCCGTGCGCTTTCGCGTTATGGTCTGACTTTTCAGGGAAATATCCTTTCAGTAAACCGTCAGTGCCGGATGCTCACCCGTGTCCGGCGCACGCACTCCACCTCACCCGTGGAGAACTCCTTAATCACCAACCCTCAGGAGGGTGAAATGTCGACTGAAAATGATGAAATCATTAACTCCCTGATACGCCAGATTAATAATTTTGATAAAGCATTGCAGCATGCTGCGGCGCGTAGTGATATAACTCTTTTAGCAATTTCATTTCTTGCATCTGTAATGGATAAAAATGAAGTCGTACGACAGAGTCTTGTTGATTATATCGACTCGCTTCAACCAGGCACTTTCAATCATGAGAGCTTCAATCATGAGAAAGAGCATGTTAAATCTGTAATTAATTCTCTTGTTTTGAATCAAAAGAATTAATGCTTTTTGTTGCAAGGTAATTTTCAAGGGGTTCTATTCGAATCCCTTTCTTTTTTATTAACAAGCCAAACCCCTTATCAATGATGTCCATTAATTCCAGAAAGTATTTTTCATGTAAATCCTGGTTATCAGAGAGCTGCTTCTCTTCGTACAGCCCGATAAAGGCTCGGCGTACGTTACCGGATATATTGTCGATGGTTTCTTTTTCTACGGTACTCAGGTCAAGAGTCGCCAGTTGAGAGCGAACCACATTCGATGCCATTTCCTGGAATGGTACTGGTAAATCTTTAAATTCCATCGTCAACCTCATCAGTCAGTGTTTCTGGTTAACCAGCGACGCGCGCCAGCTTCAGTTTTAAACGTTTTGCTTCTGGTATACGCCATCGCGGTAAACGTGCCGTCCTGGTTTGGAAACACGCCGTACACCAGAGATTCGTTGTTGCCAAGATCGATAGTATCCATGCTGACCTCATTTCCCCTTAACGCCGGGGTAGCGGAACAAAAACCTGCTGCATAGTTATTAAAGTTGAACCCTGCCGTCATGTTCTTACGCCTCGGGCTGGCTACTTAACCCCTGACCACTGCCTGGTAACTCGAAGTATTGCCCTGCATTCTGTAGGATGGGGTGAGGGAATGAATGAAGTTTAGAAAAATGAACTTTTTAGGTCAATGTTTTTTTATCAAAACATTTTAAGCAGGCAGCTGTTAAGCCATCACCACGATGGCATACAGTTAATCAAATAGATGAGGTTGGTTAAATATCTTGTTGAATTTTAAAGCATACGCCCAATATGCAAGATAGATCATCCAGCATAATTGAAGGGTAGCGAGGATTCGTGGGGACTAAAAGAATATCCGGCCCTTCTATCTCCAGTTTACGAATGACAGGTGTTGTGGTCCCTTTGGGTAAGGCAAGGACAATATTTCCTGGTTGTACGGTTCGATCGGGATCAACAAAAACTGTTGAACCATTTGGGATGGAAACTCCCCCACCAGATGTTGACATACTGTCACTCTCTAGAACAACTGCAAAGGTATTGACCGGGATTTCTCCGACAAGCTGCACACAAGAGGTTATTGAGGAATTTTTCATATAATCACTCCAGCTTGCTGCCTGCTGAAGTGATAGTAGCGGAACCGTTTTTATCGGCGGTAAAGATAGATCAAGCGAATCACCTGTATTTAACTCTCCTCCATTAAGAAGCCAATTTTCGTTTACTTTCAATATTTTTGCCAGTGAACTTATGTAACGCGAGGACGGCGCTCCTCCACCGTTCATCCATTGACTTACGGAGCCTTTTGATGCGCCAGTGCCATTGACAAGGTCTTTGCCTTTCAGGTTTAGCGCATGCATACGTTGGGTTATGCGTTCAGATATAGTTTGCTTGCTCATGTTTTGATTTTAAAACACAGATGGTTTTGTTTCTTGACTTTCTTTGGTTTTGATTATTAAACTTTTGACGTTCAGTTTTATGGAGCGACTCATGAAAAAATCAGAAGTATTAGGCTATTTTGGCGGAGTTGTTAAAACAGCCGCAGCTCTAGGAACGTCAAAAACCACAGTCAGCATGTGGGGGGAAGAGGTTCCGTGGAAATGGGCGTTGCTAATTCAGGCAGTCACTGCCGGGGCGCTCAAATATGAGTTACACATACCGACGGTTGTCATTCCCGGTTCTGATCATAATCCGCCTTCTAACCAAGGGGGGATTCATGAAAATCAAGCATGAACACATCCGCATGGCGATGAATGCCTGGGCGCATCCGGACGGCGAAAAAGTACCGGCTGCGAAAATTACCAAAGCGTATTTCGAGCTGGGAATGACGTTCCCGGAACTGTATGACGACAGCCATCCGGAAGCCCTGGCTCGCAATACCCAGAAAATTTTCCGCTGGGTAGAGAAAGACACCCCTGATGCAGTTGAAAAAATTCAGGCGTTGTTACCAGCGATCGAAAAGGCAATGCCACCTTTGCTGGTGGCCAGAATGCGCAGCCACAGTTCAGCTTATTTTCGGGAGCTGGTGGAGACGCGGGAGCGACTGGTGAGAGACGCTGATGATTTTGTCGCAGTGGCAATCGCCGGTTTCAATCAGATGAACCGTGGTGGCCCGGCAGGAAATGCTGTGGCAGTACATTGACTGACAATAGCCATATCGAATCGCTTCCGGCAACTCGTGAGTAAAAAGATTCGGTATCAGAAGAGGTGAGTATGGCTAACGCCTGGCTCAGATTATGGCATGACATGCCAAATGACCCTAAGTGGCGAACAATTGCCAGGGTGTCAGGGCAGCCAATTGCAACAGTGATGGCAGTGTATATCCACCTCCTGGTGAGCGCGTCACGAAATGTCACGCGAGGTCACATTGATGTCACGACAGAAGATTTGGCAAGTGCGCTCGACGTGACAGAAGAGGTAATTGATTCAATTTTGCAGACGATGCAGGGGCGGGTACTTGATGGTGATTTAATCACTGGATGGGAAAAACGCCAGGTGCTGAAAGAGGACAACGGCAATATTTCGCAAACCGCAAAATCTCCGGCAGAGCGCAAGAGGGCGCAGCGAGAGAGGGAAAGAAAGCGGGAACAAAATGGCGATTGTCACGGCGAGTCACGAAATGTCACGCACATGTCACGACGAGTCACGACAGATAAAGATACAGATAAAGATACAGATCAAGAAGATCAAAACACTATGGTCCATGGCGTAAAAAACGCCACGAACCAGGCAGGGGATGTTCAGACCGTCACTCCTGGCCAGCCCGCAGGCACGACACCGGAAGCCGATTCAGCGTATGCGCTGAAAGCCGATTCGGGCGCTGTGCAGCAGGTGATGACCGCAAGGCAGGAGCAATCACACCAACTTCAGCAGCCTGAAGCCGATTCCGCCATTCAGCGGGAAGCCGATCGGGTAGTCCCGGAAAACACCGGGCAGCCTGTGGGACGAGTGGATTATCCTGATGTGTTCGAACAGGTCTGGCGGGAATACCCGTTGCGTGCCGGGGCAAACCCGAAGAAATCCGCTTTCAGTGCCTGGAAAGCCAGATTACGCGAGGGGGTGCCACCAGAGGCCATGCTGGATGGCGTGAGGCGTTACGCAAGATACCTTGCGGCTACCGGGAAAACGGGAACGGAATTTGTTCAGCGAGCGACGACGTTTTTTGGACCGGACCGGAATTTTGAAAACCCCTGGCTGCTCCCGGTAAGCGGCACGAACAACCAGCGTTGTGTGAATCATATTTCTGAACCGGATAACGAAATTCCGCCGGGCTTCAGGGGGTAAGTGTTAATTTCTGGTCATGAGGTAATTTTCAGGAGGGCTTGTGGCAAAAGTTTTTACACAAGAAGAGCGGGAAAAAATTAAAGGACAGGTTCTTGAACTCGTACGCCAGAGTGGGCGCGAGACGTTACGACAACTGGAAGCTAAAACTGGGGCAACAAGATATCTGATGAGCGTTCTGGCCAGAGAGCTGGTTGCCAGTGGCGATGTATACAATTCTGGCTACGGGTTATTCCCGTCTGAACAGGCTCGTAAAGACTGGCAAAATGCCCGCAAAAAATTATCGAGGGCAAAGCTGAAGAAACCGGTTGTGGTTGATCCGGACCTTATCTGGTCGTTACCTGACGGAGAAATACGTCGCTACGACAGTCGCCTAAACATAATCTGTCGCGAGTGCCGGAAGAGTGAAGCTATGCAGCGTGTACTGGCTTTCTATCAGGGTAATTTTCAGGAGGCGGTACTGTGAGTGAAATTAGCTATCAGGCTTCAATTACCGCTGGCATTCGCATCAAAGGAGAGGAGCATGGAAATAAAACCAGAGGATGAGTTAAGCAATATCGTTTTATTTCCGGTAAAAGAGGATGACCCTCGTAATCAGGTTAATTTTCTTTATGAGCCATCGGAAAGACCATATTGTCATCACGCCTCTGTCCGGGTTGACGAAAAAGAGCGTCAGGTCCGCTGTAAAATCTGCGGTGCAGTTGTGGAGCCATTTGACTGGATGCTCTCTGTGGCGAAAAGAGAAACCAGACTGGCAGATGATGTAAGGCTCTTGCGTCAGGAGGAGCGGGAAAGGCGAAAAAATATAGAAAAGCTAATTCAGATTGAGCGTAACGCGAAAGCGCGGATACGCAGGGCGACAAAATCCAGAACTGAATAATTAAATTTAGCTCTGTTAAAAATTTAATCCTTAACCGGAGGGATTTCTGCACCCTCAGAACATCAGGAGGCCGCCCGAAAGGGCGGTAGTTAAATGCGAAAGTTTAAAATAATTATTGAAACGGGAATAGCCGGTGGAGATTTCGAGGATGAATTCGAAGTGGATGATGATGCGACGCCTGATGAAATACATGACGAAGAAAAAGATATTTTCTTTAACTACTGCAATTACTCATATCACGAAATAAAAGACGAAGAGGAAGAACAAAATGGCTGATTTTGGTTCAACTAAATACAACGTCAGTTTTGAAGAATGGCATGAACTGTTAATGGACTATGCAGAGTTACGTGGTGGCAGTGCTGCTGATGCTGAAGCATGGCGTGATGATTATGAAGCAGGAAAAACTCCGGTCGAAGCATATTGTGATGAGTGGGGCGATGAATGAGCGAGGTTAATTATCAGGAAGGGCATGAAACGGCGGGGCAAGCAAAAACAGTGGCATGGCGATATCGCTACGTGAAAAAAAAGGCGTTACGGACTTTCAGGGGAAGTAGTGGTCTGGTGACTGGAAATATGTACCGAAAAAAGAGGATTGTAACGACAGGCCGAACTATGAAATTCAGGCCTTATTCACTGCCCCGCCAGTCCCGGTTACATCAGAAGAACTGGTTAAAGCTGTGCACTTTTATGAACAACTAAAACGCGAAAATCCACCAGCATCCGGAAACCTGATTACAGATTCCCAGATAAGGCAATGAGCTACCTAGCGCAGAACGGGCTGATAAGTATGGGGAATGTTTTACGATGAATATTTAGACTAAAGAGTTTGTAACGCTATGTAAGTGATTTTTTCTGGTTTAGATATTTATATGTCCGGCCAAATTGAGGTGTGTTTAAATGTAATTGCACATTGATTGTAGGAGGAATAATGAAAAACGCATTGCAGTTTTTGTTTGTTGCGTTCTGGTTGTTCGTATCATGTATGCCCATCATCTTCACAGCAAGGTATATGGAAAAAGTTGATGTTTTGATATTAATATTTGGATATATAAATGCCCTTTTTTTAGGGGTGTTCATGGCGGTCATGTGCATTGAATACTGGCGGTAAATACAGCGAACGCCATTGGTTTAGTTGGATATTTACTGTGCCGGACAAAAACGGTTTGCGGGGAAATCTTAGTTAAGTAGAATGACTGCGGGTGCTTGAGGCTATCTGTCTCAGGCATGAACACCAAAAGGCAGATAGAGAAAAGCCCCAGTTAACATTACGCGTCCTGCAAGACGCTTAACATTAATCTGAGGCCATATCTATGCGACACATAGAGATTAGCCTCTTACGGACCGAAAGGTCAAGGAGAAGCAGGCTATGAAGCAGCAAAAGGCGATGTTAATCGCCCTGATCGTCATCTGTTTAACCGTCATAGTGACGGCACTGGTAACGAGGAAAGACCTCTGCGAGGTACGAATCCGAACCGGCCAGACGGAGGTCGCTGTCTTCACAGCTTACGAACCTGAGGAGTAAGAGACCTGGCGGGGGAGAAATCCCTCGCCACCTCTGATGTGTCAGGCATCCTCAACGCACCCGCACTTAACCCGCTTCGGCGGGTTTTGTTTTTTCCTGGCATTCTGGTTTACAATTCGCACGTCAGCCTGAACACCTGACACCTGCTGCGCCAGCAGAGAAAACAGATGGCGCACAAAACCAAATTTCACAATTCTGATACCGACCTTGCCATCCGGCATGAGCGGCGTTCACACGCATTTAAAACCGACTGGTACCAACACCCACCATGTACTGAAGAACAGGCCGAATGGCTGATTCATTCTTACCGCAGGCGCGGGTTCGAGGTTAAGAAAGCTCTCAGTCTCGACTATCGGCACTGGATAATCTCTGTCAGGCTGCCTTATTCCGAACGCCCACCACGTCCGTCCCGCACTTTCCAGCAACGGATCTGGAGGTAACGTGCGGGTATTACTTAGACCTGTTCTGGTGCCTGAGCTTGGGCTGGTGGTCCTTAAGCCGGGCCGTGAATCCATACAGATATTTCATAATCCTCGAGTGCTGGTGGAGCCGGAACCGAAAAGCATGTGCGGCCTGCCATCCGGAGTCGTCCCTGCCGTTCGCCAGCCGCTGGCGGAGGATAAATCATTACTGCCATTTTTCAGCAATGAGCGTGTGATTCGTGCTGCTGGCGGCGCTGGTGCACTGTCTGACTGGCTGTTGCGCCATATTAAATCCTGCCAGTGGCCACACGGTGATTATCACCACAGTGAAACCGTCATTCACCGTTATGGTACCGGCGCAATGGTGTTGTGCTGGCACTGCGACAACCAGTTGTGTGACCAGACCTCAGAATCACTTGAGCAACTTGCTCACCAAAACTTGTCAGCATGGATGATTGACGTCATCCGTCACGCAATCAGCGGTACGCAGGAGAGGGAGTTATCGCTGGCCGAATTATCCTGGTGGGCGGTCTGCAATCAGGTGGCTGATGCGCTTCCGGAGTCTGTATTGTGTCGTTCACTGGGATTACCGGTGGAAAAAATCCGCTCCGTATACCGTGAGAGTGACATCGTACCGGGAGAACAGACTGCCACCAGCATACTGAAGCAGCGCACAAAAAATATTGCGCTGCCACTTCACGTCCACCAGCAACAGCCCCCACTCCAGGAAAAGACGTTAGTAAGCATCGCCGTTGATCCGGAGTCTCCGGCTCAGTATCTCCAGCGCCAGAAACCACGACGGGAAGAGATGCCTGTATACACGCGCTGGGTAAAAACGCAGAAATGCATGACGTGTGGTAATCAGGCAGATGATCCGCATCACATCATTGGTCATGGACTGGGAGGGATGGGAACAAAGGCTGATGATTTGTTTGTTATTCCGCTGTGCCGTAAATGCCATAGCGAACTACACGCCGGGGTAAAAGATTTTGAAGAAAAACACGGCAGCCAGCTGTTGTTGCTGATTCGTTTTTTAATGCACGCGAGAAATTCGGGTGTCCTGAAGTGGAAAGCATGAATGACTGAACGCATAGAATTTGTTTTGCCTTACCCGCCAACGGTGAACACTTACTGGCGACGTCGTGGCAGCACATATTTTGTATCAAAAGCCGGTGAGCGTTATCGCCGTGATGTGGCGCTTATTGTTCGCCAGCAGCGGCTGAAATTAAACCTGTCCGGAAGGCTGGCGATAAAGATTATTGCAGAGCCACCGGATAAACGTCGTCGTGACCTGGACAATATCCTGAAAGCACCACTGGATGCGCTGACGCATGCCGGACTTCTCATAGACGACGAGCAGTTTGATGAAATCAATATTGTGCGCGGTCAGCGCGTTCCTGGGGGGCGGCTGGGCGTGAAGATTTACAAAATTGAGAGTGAGTGATCGTAAATATGATATACCCGGAAATTACAGGCAAAAGCGGCGAGCATTTACGTCTAAAAACGCTGGAAGCCGTCTGGATCCAGGGGAAATTACGGATGTGGGGGCGTTGGTCGTATATAGGTGGTGGCAAACCAGGAAATATGTTCAATCAGTTGCTGGCATCCAAAAAACTGACAAAAACCGCAATCAATGAAGCCCTGCGTAGAATCAGGGAGTCAGGGATTGATAAACCAGAGCTGGAAGCATTCTTGCGAGAGATGATCGCTGGCAGACAGAAGAGCTGGTTGTCTCACTGTACTGATGCAGAGGCGTTACGCATTGATGGGGTGATAAGTAAAGCGCTTGCACGTTATCCTGGATTGATTGATATCCTGCGGCAAAGGTACGAAGGGCGGGGGATGAGTAAACGCAAAATGGCTGAATTGTTGAATGAGGTGCACCCGGAATGGTGTTTTAGTACATGCGAAAAGCGAATTGCTAATTGGTTGGCTGTTGCTGAATATGCGCTATACATCCCTATGCGAGAATCGTTTGCTCAAAAAATGTCTTGATTTTTTACGCATAAACTGTTTCAATCCAGCTACGCTTCGCAAAGCTATACCGCGAGGCGAATAGCAGACATGGACACCTGAAAGAACCCGCTTTATGCGGGTTTTTTTGTGCCCGAAAAGCGGTACAGGACGTTAAATGCGCTGGTGGTTGCGAATGCCGGTCTTTCAGCTTGCTGGCTTTTTCGACAAGAGGTATTGGTATGTCACGTTAACCGGAAAAGGGAAAAAGGCATGCTAAAACAGCAGGATATGACCGAAACCGCCAGAGTGGTGTTTAATGAATTAAGCGTCACCGAACCGGCGACCGTCGGGGAAATTGCGCAGAATACTTACCTTTCACGCGAACGCTGCCAGTTAATACTGACTCAGCTTGTTATGGCGGGTCTGGCAGATTATCAGTTCGGTTGTTACAGACGCCTTCCTCAGTGAAGGTTTTTTAATTTGTGGTAATGGGCGGCTGGTGGGTGTTAGCGGCACCTGCCAGCCATCTGCTCATGCGTTGGGGTCACAAGCAAACCTCAGGCCCATCTGCTTTGCGCAAAAGCGGTATGAGCCTATCAGAGAAGTGCTTATTGATCTATGATTAATACTGTAAAAATATCCAGTTGTGAGTTAATCAACGCTGATTGCCTGGAATTTATCCAGACCTTACCGGAAAACTCTGTCGATCTGATAGTCACAGACCCGCCATACTTTAAAGTGAAGCCCGAGGGCTGGGATAACCAGTGGGAGGGCGACGATGATTACCTGAAATGGCTGGACCAGTGTCTGGCGCAGTTCTGGCGGGTACTGAAGCCTGCCGGAAGTCTTTACCTGTTCTGTGGTCATCGCCTGGCATCTGACACCGAAATCATGATGCGTGAGCGCTTTAATGTGCTGAACCACATTATCTGGGCGAAGCCGTCCGGACGCTGGAACGGGTGCAATAAGGAAAGTCTGCGGGCGTATTTTCCGGCAACAGAGCGCATTCTGTTTGCAGAACATTATCAGGGACCGTATCGCCCGAAAGATGATGGCTATGTGGCACAGGGGCGCGAGCTAAAACAGCACGTCATGGCCCCGCTGATTTCTTACTTTCGTGATGCGCGTAAATCACTGGGAATAACGTCAAAACAGATAGCGGAAGCCACCGGAAAGAAAAACATGGCTTCGCACTGGTTTGGTACCAGTCAGTGGCAGTTACCGAACGAGGGTGATTACAACAAATTGCAGGCGTTGTTTGCGCGTGTTGCGGCAGAAAAACATCAGCGCGGGGAACTGGAAAAGCCACACCACCAGCTGGTCAGCACATACAGTGAGCTGAACCGGCAGTATACGGAACTGCTGAGTGAATATAAAAATTTGCGGCGGTATTTCGGTGTGACGGCGCAGGTTCCGTACACCGATGTCTGGACGCATAAACCGGTGCAGTACTATCCAGGGAAACATCCGTGCGAAAAACCGGCAGAAATGCTGCAGCAGATAATCAACGCGAGCAGTCGTCCGGGAGACCTGGTTGCAGATTTTTTTATGGGTTCAGGTTCAACGGTAAAAGCGGCGATGGCACTGGGGCGTTGTGCGATTGGTGTTGAGCTGGAGACAGGACGTTTTGAACAGACAGTCAGGGAAGTTCAGGATTTAATCGTTTGAAACGGATGAGATTGCAGAATTAATTACGCACCATTATTATTCTGCTCCCGGCCCTTTAGCTCAGTGGTGAGAGCGAGCGACTCATAATCGCCAGGTCGCTGGTTCAAATCCAGCAAGGGCCACCATCACATACCGCCATTAGCTCATCGGCAGAGAGCGTCAGCTTTCGAAACTGGCTGTGTGGGGCTCGGGTCCCCGATGGCAATCCATTATCTGCATTATGCGTTGTTAGCTCAGCCGGACAGAGCAATTGCCTTCTAAGCAATCGGTCACTGGTTCGAATCCAGTACAACGCGCCACGCTTATTTTTCCAGGCTCGCTTTGGCGGGCCTTTTTCATATCCGCGCCCGTTATGAAGCGCCACCGCGTTCTGCTAATGCTGAAGCCCTTCGTCAGCTGACTGATGTTGCAGATACTGATGATACTGTGAATGTGCTGTGTCTGTGTCTGGATATCGCTGACCAGGACGGTATCGGTCAGGAAGAAGAAGCGCAACTGAAGAAAATTGCGCAGGCGCTGCAGTTGCCACTGGAGCAGTACCTGTGAAAAGTGCGCGCCTTGTGCTGGCTGTCATCCTGTTGTTTCTGGTAGTGATGGTGGATTTCACCGGACGACTGATGTCAGTGCTGGCAGATGGTGTGCTGGTGGCGATGGCGCTGATCGTGCTCCGGCCTTTACTGCGTAAATCTGAATAACATCACACAAAAGGCATCTGCGGGTGCCTTTGACGGGGTGTTTTTTTACGGGTCGCTGGTGGCCCTTTTTTTATTTTCAGGAGGAAGTATGTCTGAACCCTTATCCGGTTCCGGCACGGCTGCGGCGCTGGGTGGCGCGACGGTATTCGGGCTGTTTACCGGGATGGATTTCGGGATTGTGTTTGGCGCGTTCGCCGGGGCGTTATTTGTGGCAACGATGCCGCAGTCACTTTCAGTCTGGCGCGTGGTGGCGCATTTTCTGGTGTCGTTTATTGTCGGCGTGCTGGGAGCGCGTGTGCTGTCAGCCTGGATTGCATCAAAAACAGGGTATGACGGTACATCAGCAGATGCGCTTTGCGCGGTGCTGGTCTCGGTGGTGTCGGTGAAGATTCTCTCGTTCATCCACCAGCAGGATATTGCATCGCTGGTGTCCGGTGTGTTCTCCCGCCTGCGGGGTGGAGGAGGCGGCAATGTTAAGTAACCTTCCCGGATTGCTGAATGTGGCGTTATGCACGGTTATCGTGCTGATGCTCTTTTTTTATCGTCGCCGTGATTCCAGACATAAACCGCTGGTGTCATGGCTGGCCTGGCTGCTGATGCTGCTGTATGCCTTTGCGCCCCTCAGCTATCTGTGTGGTCGCCCGTTAGCAACGGGCTGGCTGGAAGTGTTTTTTAACCTGCTGTTCTGCGTGCTGGTGATACGCGCACGCGGGAACGTCACAAAAATCTTTCCATTGTTGAGGTGAATATGCCGGGTAAATTCAGATTCAGCCGTCGCAGTGAAAAAAATCTGGAGGGTGTCAAACCACAGCTGGTTGCTGTAGTTCGCCGTGCGCTGGAGCTGACGGAGGTTGATTTCGGTATTACGGAAGGCCTGCGCAGTAAGTATCGCCAGAAACAGCTGGTTGCGGAAGGGAAAAGCCAGACCATGAACAGCCGCCACCTGACCGGTGATGCGGTGGATGTTGTGGCCTACATCGGCAGCCAGGTGTCATGGGAGTGGCCTCTGTACGAGAAAATCGCACAGGCATTTAAGCAGGCTGCCGCAGAGCTGGGGATCGCTATCGAATGGGGCGGGGACTGGAAAACGCTGAAAGACGGACCTCACTTTCAGCTGAAGCGATAAGTAAAACAAAACCCCGGCTGGGGGAACAGTCCGGGGTTTTTAGTTTTCACGTCAAAGGGGAAATTGTGATTAGTGAGTACGGAGAAAATCCTCGTGGGAAAGTATAAAAGATTCTTTTTGAGGTTGTCCATTATGAAAGGTATTGAAATGGAAACTCCCGCGAGCCTTGATTTGACAAGGGCTGCGGCCTTTGCAATTCGCCTTGTGGCGGTCGCTGTTCTGATTTGGGCTGTGCGTTGGTGGTGATATGGCGCGAAAACACTGGACACACAGAATGCCGCGAACGGCGGTGAAACGGGCACTGGTAGCGATACTGGTGCCTTTTTTATTGGTGGGGTGCGTCAGCCTGGATAAGGCGCGCCAGCTTTTCGATACCGCGTCTCAGGTCTGTGAAATTGTCGACGGTGTTCGGCAGTGTCTGCAGAACTGATCGCCTGTAAGAGCAGAATATTTTGCTGAAAAATGAAGGATGCGCCAGCGTCCGGTAAGCATGAAATTCTGTGTTTGTGGCTACTCAATAAAATAAATTCTTTCTGTCGCCGCGAATACTCAAATGTTGATCAGTGCCCGGTGCGGCGACGGGCTTCGATATCAGGAGACGATGATGGAAAAAACAGAAAACAAACCGATTGTAATTGGTGCTGATGCTGCTCCGTTTAAGTTTGAGTTGTCTCAACTGGTGGAGATGCGTATCAGTGATGAATGGGGTGAGGTTAAAGCCCGCGCGCAGTATGCGGATGGCGAAAACCAGTACTTGATCCACTACAAAGCAGCTGATGGTCGCGCCACGACGGAGTGGTTTGGTGAGTCAATGCTGGAAGCAACAGAAGATGATCGTCATCCGGGTTGTCCGGTATTTGCCGGTATGAAATTACCGGAAGGTGCAGTTGAACTGCAGCCGGGTGAGGTGTTCGTAATGACAGACATCATTGATGGTAAACCGCAGTATTCGCGTATTGAAATGAATAGTAAGAGTGCTCGCCTGATTCGTGAGTAACAGGCATTACAGCAGCCCTTCACTCTAAGGGATTGCTGTAATGTGAGAAATAAAAAACCGGTCACAGGGAGCAGCTACACAGAAGCGGCCGGCGAAGACCGCCAATACCACCCATGCATTGATGCAACATACTAATGACAATAGCCGCTATTGATGTAAATGCAATGTTATGCATCGACGAAAATAAAAAACCGGCAGGGGAAATCCATTGAAGATTTGCCGGTGGCAAAAGAGGGCCATGTTTTTAACCTTAGTCGCAGAGTTACGGAGTGCAACTACGAATGCTGCCGGTATATGGCTGAATGGCGTTTCAATGATGTACGTCATCTTATCTGTAAATGTTAATGACAAACGCTCTCATTTGTGCGGGTCCTTCCGGTGGGGTGGCCTGCCACGGGGCGGAAGGCGCGCGGGTTTTCGCTATTTATGAAAATTTTCCGGGGAAAATCATGTCGGTACTTCTCGAACATAACTATTTGTTTTTTCTAATATCGAATCCGTAAAAGGTCCGACATGAAAACGCCTAAAAAAGTCATTTTCGGGCACTTTCATGTCGGACCCTGTGTTTGTTGTGAGACTGTTTCATGAAGGTTAATAAAAAGAAACTTGCCGAAATTTTCAACGTGGATCCGCGAACGATTGAACGCTGGCAGTCTCAGGGACTCCCTTGCGTCTCCGGAGGTGGTAAGGGCGTTGAATCTGTATTTGATACCTCCATGGCAATTCAGTGGTATGCGCAGAGGGAGGCTGATATCGAAAATGAAAAACTCCGTAAAGAGGTTGAGGATTACAGGGCTGCCAGTGAGGCAGATCTCCAGCCTGGGACTATTGAGTACGAACGCCATCGACTTACGCGTGCGCAGGCCGACGCACAGGAGCTGAAGAATGCCAGAGACTCCGCAGAAGTGGTGGAAACCGCATTCTGTACTTTCGTGCTGTCACGGATCGCAGGTGAAATTGCCAGTATTCTTGACGGGATCCCTCTCTCGGTACAGCGGCGTTTTCCGGAACTGGAAAACCGACATGTTGATTTCCTGAAACGGGATATCATCAAAGCCATGAACAAAGCAGCCGCGCTGGATGAACTGATACCGGGGTTGCTGAGTGAATATATCGAACAGTCAGGTTAACAGGCTGCGGCATTTTGTCCGCGCCGGGCTTCGCTCACTGTTCAGGCCGGAGCCACAGACCGCCGTTGAATGGGCGGATGCTAATTACTATCTCCCGAAAGAATCCGCATACCAGGAAGGGCGCTGGGAAACACTGCCCTTTCAGCGGACCATCATGAATGCGATGGGCAGCGACTACATCCGTGAGGTGAATGTGGTGAAGTCTGCCCGTGTCGGTTATTCCAAAATGCTGCTGGGTGTTTATGCCTACTTTATAGAGCATAAGCAGCGCAACACCCTTATCTGGTTGCCGACGGATGGTGATGCCGAGAACTTTATGAAAACCCACGTTGAGCCGACCATCCGCGATATTCCGTCGCTGCTGGCGCTGGCTCCGTGGTATGGCAAAAAGCACCGGGATAACACGCTCACCATGAAGCGTTTCACTAATGGGCGTGGCTTCTGGTGCCTGGGCGGTAAAGCGGCAAAAAACTACCGTGAAAAGTCGGTGGATGTGGCGGGTTATGATGAACTTGCTGCCTTTGATGAGGATATTGAACAGGAAGGCTCTCCGACGTTCCTGGGCGACAAGCGTATTGAAGGCTCGGTCTGGCCAAAGTCCATCCGTGGCTCCACGCCAAAAGTGAGAGGCACCTGTCAGATTGAGCGTGCAGCCAGTGAATCCCCGCATTTTATGCGTTTTCATGTTGCCTGCCCGCATTGCGGGGAGGAGCAGTACCTTAAATTTGGCGATAAAGAGACGCCGTTTGGCCTCAAATGGACGCCGGATGATCCCTCCAGCGTGTTTTATCTCTGCGAACATAATGCCTGCGTCATCCGCCAGCAGGAGCTGGACTTCACTGATGCCCGTTATATCTGCGAAAAGACCGGGATCTGGACCCGTGATGGCATTCTCTGGTTTTCGTCATCCGGTGAAGAGATTGAGCCGCCGGACAGCGTGACCTTTCACATCTGGACGGCGTACAGCCCGTTCACCACCTGGGTGCAGATTGTCAAAGACTGGATGAAGACGAAAGGGGATACGGGAAAACGTAAAACCTTCGTGAACACCACGCTCGGTGAGACGTGGGAAGCGAAAATCGGCGAACGTCCGGATGCTGAAGTGATGGCAGAGCGGAAAGAGTATTATTCAGCGCCCGTTCCTGACCGTGTGGCTTACCTGACCGCCGGTATCGACTCCCAGCTGGACCGCTACGAAATGCGCGTATGGGGATGGGGGCCGGGTGAGGAAAGCTGGCTGATTGACCGGCAGATTATTATGGGCCGCCACGACGATGAACAGACGCTGCTGCGTGTGGATGAGGCCATCAATAAAACCTATACCCGCCGGAATGGTGCAGAAATGTCGGTATCCCGTATCTGCTGGGATACTGGCGGGATTGACCCGACCATTGTGTATGAACGCTCGAAAAAGCATGGGCTGTTCCGGGTGATCCCCATTAAAGGGGCATCCGTCTACGGAAAGCCGGTGGCCAGCATGCCACGTAAGCGAAACAAAAACGGGGTTTACCTTACCGAAATCGGTACGGATACCGCGAAAGAGCAGATTTATAACCGCTTCACACTGACGCCGGAAGGGGATGAACCGCTTCCCGGTGCCGTTCACTTCCCGAATAACCCGGATATTTTTGATCTGACCGAAGCGCAGCAGCTGACTGCTGAAGAGCAGGTCGAAAAATGGGTGGATGGCAGGAAAAAAATACTGTGGGACAGCAAAAAGCGACGCAATGAGGCACTCGACTGCTTCGTTTATGCGCTGGCGGCGCTGCGCATCAGTATTTCCCGCTGGCAGCTGGATCTCAGTGCGCTGCTGGCGAGCCTGCAGGAAGAGGATAGTGCAACAACCAACAAGAAAACACTGGCAGATTACGCCCGTGCCTTATCCGGAGAGGATGAATGACGCGACAGGAAGAACTTGCCGCTGCCCGTGCGGCACTGCATGACCTGATGACAGGAAAACGGGTGGCAACGGTACAGAAAGACGGACGGCGAGTGGAGTTTACGACCACTTCCGTGTCTGACCTGAAAAAATATATTGCAGAGCTGGAAGTGCAGACCGGCATGACACAGCGACGCAGGGGACCTGCAGGATTTTATGTATGAAAATGTCCACCATTCCCACCCTTCTGGGGCCGGACGGCATGACATCGCTGCGTGAATATGCCGGTTATCACGGCGGTGGCAGCGGATTTGGTGGGCAGTTGCGGGCGTGGAACCCATCGAGTGAAAGTGTGGATGCAGCCCTGCTGCCCAACTTTACCCGAGGCAATGCCCGCGCAGACGATCTGGTGCGCAATAACGGCTATGCCGCCAACGCCATCCAGCTGCATCAGGATCATATCGTCGGGTCTTTTTTCCGGCTCAGTCATCGCCCAAGCTGGCGCTATCTGGGCATCGGGGAGGAAGACGCCCGTGCCTTTTCCCGCGAGGTTGAAGCGGCATGGAAAGAGTTTGCCGAGGATGACTGCTGCTGCATTGACGTTGAGCGAAAACGCACGTTTACCATGATGATTCGGGAAGGTGTGGCCATGCACGCCTTTAACGGTGAACTGTTCGTTCAGGCCACCTGGGATACCAGTTCGTCGCGGCTGTTCCGGACACAGTTCCGGATGGTCAGCCCGAAGCGCATCAGCAACCCGAACAATACCGGCGACAGCCGGAACTGCCGTGCCGGTGTGCAGATTAATGACAGCGGCGCGGCGCTGGGATATTACGTCAGCGAGGACGGGTATCCTGGCTGGATGCCGCAGAAATGGACATGGATACCCCGTGAGTTACCCGGCGGGCGCGCCTCGTTCATTCACGTTTTTGAACCCGTGGAGGACGGGCAGACTCGCGGTGCAAATGTGTTTTACAGCGTGATGGAGCAGATGAAGATGCTCGACACGCTGCAGAACACGCAGCTGCAGAGCGCCATTGTGAAGGCGATGTATGCCGCCACCATTGAAAGTGAGCTGGATACGCAGTCAGCGATGGATTTTATTCTGGGCGCGAACAGTCAGGAGCAGCGGGACAAGCTGACGGGCTGGATTGGTGAAATTGCCGCGTATTACGCCGCCGCGCCGGTCCGGCTGGGAGGCGCAAAAGTGCCACACCTGATGCCGGGTGACTCACTGAACCTGCAGACGGCTCAGGACACGGATAACGGCTACTCCGTGTTTGAGCAGTCACTGCTGCGGTATATCGCTGCCGGGCTGGGTGTCTCGTATGAGCAGCTTTCCAGGAATTACGCCCAGATGAGCTACTCCACGGCACGGGCCAGCGCGAACGAGTCGTGGGCGCACTTTATGGGACGGCGAAAATTCGTCGCATCCCGTCAGGCGAGCCAGATGTTTCTGTGCTGGCTGGAAGAGGCCATCGTTCGCCGCGTGGTGACGTTACCTTCAAAAGCGCGCTTCAGTTTTCAGGAAGCCCGAAGTGCCTGGGGGAACTGCGACTGGATAGGCTCCGGTCGTATGGCCATCGATGGTCTGAAAGAAGTACAGGAAGCGGTGATGCTGATAGAAGCCGGACTGAGTACCTACGAGAAAGAGTGCGCAAAACGCGGTGACGACTATCAGGAAATTTTTGCCCAGCAGGTCCGTGAAACGATGGAGCGCCGTGCAGCCGGTCTTAAACCGCCCGCCTGGGCGGCAGCGACATTTGAATCCGGACTGCGACAATCAACAGAGGAGGAGAAGAGTGACAGCAGAGCTGCGTAATCTCCCGCATATTGCCAGTATGGCCTTTAATGAGCCGCTGATGCTTGAACCCGCCTATGCGCGGGTTTTCTTTTGTGCGCTTGCAGGCCAGCTTGGGATCAGCCGCCTGACGGATGCGGTGTCCGGTGACAGCCTGACTGCCCAGGAGACACTCGCGCCGCTGGCGTTATCCGGTGATGATGACGGACCACGACAGGCCCGCAGTTATCAGGTCATGAACGGCATCGCCGTGCTGTCGGTTTCCGGCACGCTGGTCAGCCGGACGCGGGCGCTGCAGCCGTATTCGGGGATGACCGGTTACAACGGCATTATCGCCCGTCTGCAACAGGCTGCCAGCGATCCGATGGTGGACGGCATTCTGCTGGATATGGACACACCGGGCGGGATGGTGGCGGGAGCATTTGACTGTGCTGACATCATCGCCCGTGTGCGAGACATAAAACCGGTATGGGCGCTGGCCAACGACATGAACTGCAGTGCAGGTCAGCTGCTTGCCAGCGCCGCCTCCCGGCGTCTGGTCACGCAGACCGCCCGGACAGGCTCCATCGGCGTCATGATGGCTCACAGTAATTACGGTGCTGCGCTGGAGAAACAGGGCGTGGAAATCACGCTGATTTACAGCGGCAGCCATAAGGTGGATGGCAATCCTTACAGCCATCTTCCGGATGACGTCCGGGAGACACTGCAGTCCCGGATGGACGCAACCCGCCGGATGTTTGCGCAGAAGGTGTCGGCATATACCGGCCTGTCCGTGCAGGCTGTGCTGGATACCGAGGCTGCAGTGTACAGCGGTCAGGAGGCCATTGATGCCGGACTGGCTGATGAACTTGTCAACAGCACCGATGCGATCACCGTTATGCGTGATGCACTGGATGCACGTAAATCCCGTCTCTCAGGAGGGCGAATGACCAAAGAGACTCAATCAACAACTGTTTCAGCCACTGCTTCGCAGGCTGACGTTACTGACGTGGTGCCAGCGACGGAGGGCGAAAACGCCAGCGCGGCGCAGCCGGACGTGAACGCGCAGATCACCGCTGCGGTTGCGGCAGAAAACAGCCGCATTATGGGGATCCTCAACTGTGAGGAGGCTCACGGACGCGAAGAACAGGCACGCGTTCTGGCAGAAACCCCCGGAATGACCGTGGAAACGGCCCGCCGCATTCTGGCTGCAGCACCACAGAGTGCACAGGCGCGCAGTGACACTGCGCTGGATCGTCTGATGCAGGGTACACCGGCACCGCTGGCTGCAGGTAACCCGGCATCTGATGCCGTTAACGATTTGCTGAACACACCAGTGTAAGGGATGTTTATGACGAGCAAAAGAAGAGTTTACCCATTACCAGCCGCTGGGCAACAGTGACCCGGCTCATACAGCAACCGCGCCCGGCGGGTTGAGTGCGAAAGCGCCTGCAATGACCCCGCTGATGCTGGACACCTCCACCCGTAAGCTGGTTGCGTGGGATGGCACCACCGACGGTGCTGCCGTTGGCATTCTTGCAGTTGCTGCTGACCAGACCAGCACCACACTGACGTTCTACAAGTCCGGCACGTTCCGTTATGAGGATGTGCTCTGGCCGGAGGCTGCCAGCGACGAGACGAAAAAACGGACCGCGTTTGCCGGAACGGCAATCAGCATCGTTTAACCTGACCCTTCATCACCAAAGGCCGCCTGTGCGGCTTTTTTTATGGAAATAATTTATGTCTGTATATACAACTGCAGAATTACTGGCATCGACCCAGCATCACTTTAAGTTCGATCCGCTGTTTCTGCGCCTGTTTTTCCGTGAAACCTATCCTTTCACCACGGAGAAAGTCTATCTCTCACAAATTCCGGGACTGGTAAACATGGCGCTGTACGTTTCGCCGATTGTTTCCGGTGAGGTTATCCGTTCCCGTGGCGGCTCCACCTCTGAATTTACGCCGGGATATGTCAAGCCGAAGCATGAGGTGAATCCGCAGATGACCCTGCGTCGCCTGCCGGATGAAGATCCGCAGAATCTGGCGGACCCGGCTTACCGCCGCCGTCGCATCATCCTGCAGAACATGCGTGACGAAGAGCTGGCCATTGCTCAGGTCGAAGAGATGCAGGCAGTTTCTGCCGTGCTCAAGGGCAAATACACCATGACCGGTGAAGCCTTCGATCCGGTTGAGGTGGATATGGGCCGCAGTGCGGCGAACAACATCACGCAGTCCGGCGGCACGGAGTGGAGCAAGCGTGACAAGTCCACGTATGACCCGACCGACGATATCGAAGCCTACGCGCTGAACGCCAGCGGTGTGGTGAATATCATCGTGTTTGACCCGAAAGGCTGGGCGCTGTTCCGTTCCTTCAAAGCCGTCAAGGAGAAGCTGGATACCCGTCGCGGCTCTCATTCCGAGCTGGAGACAGCGGTAAAAGACCTGGGCGAAGCGGTGTCCTATAAGGGAATGTATGGCGATGTGGCCATCGTCGTGTATTCCGGACAGTACGTGGAAAACGGCGTCAAAAAGAACTTCCTGCCGGACAACACGATGGTGCTGGGGAACACTCAGGCACGCGGTCTGCGCACCTATGGCTGCATTCAGGATGCGGACGCACAGCGCGAAGGTATTAACGCCTCTGCCCGCTACCCGAAAAACTGGGTGACCACCGGCGATCCGGCGCGTGAGTTCACCATGATTCAGTCAGCACCGCTGATGCTGCTGGCTGATCCTGATGCGTTCGTGTCCGTACAACTGGCGTAATCATGGCCCTTCGGGGCCATTTTCTCTCTGTGGAGGAGTCCATGACGAAAGATGAACTGATTGCCCGTCTTCAGGAGCTGGGTGAGCAACTGAACCGCGATATCAGCTTGACGGGAACGAAAGAAGAACTGGCGCTTCGTGTGGCAGAGCTGGAAGAAGAGCTTGATGACACGGATGACGCTGCCGGTCAGGACACATCTGTCAGCCCGGAAAATGCGCTGACCGGACATGAAAATGAGGTGGTATCAGCGCAGCCGGATACCGTGATTGATACGGCTGCTCTGGTCACGGTCGTGGCACTGGTGACGCTGCATACTGATGCACTTCACGCCACGCGGGATAAACCTGTGGCATTTGTGCTGCCGGGAACGGCGTTTCGTGTCTCTGCCGGTGTGGCAGCCGAAATGACAGAACGTGGCCTGGCCAGAATGCAATAACGGGAGGCGCTGTGGCTGATTTCGATAACCTGTTCGATGCTGCCATTGCCCGCGCTGATGAAACGATACGCGGGTACATGGGAACGTCAGCCACCATGACATCCGGTGAGCAGTCCGGTGCTGTGATACGTGGTGTTTTTGATGACCCTGAAAATATCAGCTATGCCGGACAGGGCGTGCGCGTTGAAGGCTCCAGCCCGTCCCTGTTTGTCCGGACTGATGAGGTGCGGCAGCTGCGGCGTGGAGACACGCTGACCATCGGTGAGGAAAACTTCTGGATAGACCGGGTTTCGCCGGATGATGGCGGAAGCTGTCATCTCTGGCTTGGGCGTGGCGTGCCGCCTGCCGTTAACCGTCGCCGCTGAAAGGGGGATGTATGGCCATAAAAGGTCTTGAGCAGGCCGTTGAAAACCTCAGCCGTATCAGCAAAACGGCGGTGCCTGGTGCCGCCGCAATGGCCATTAACCGCGTTGCGTCATCCGCGATATCGCAGTCTGCGTCACAGGTTGCCCGTGAGACAAAGGTACGCCGGAAACTGGTAAAGGAAAGGGCCAGGCTGAAAAGGGCCACGGTCAAAAATCCGCAGGCCAGAATCAGGGTTAACCGGGGGGATTTGCCCGTAATCAAGCTGGGTAATGCGCGGGTTGTCCTGTCCCGCCGCAGGCGTCGTAAAAAGGGGCAGCGTTCATCCCTGAAAGGTGGCGGCAGCGTGCTTGTGGTGGGAAACCGTCGTATTCCCGGCGCGTTTATTCAGCAACTGAAAAATGGCCGGTGGCATGTCATGCAGCGTGTGGCCGGGAAAAACCGTTACCCCATTGATGTGGTGAAAATCCCGATGGCGGTGCCGCTGACCACGGCGTTTAAACAGAATATTGAGCGGATACGGCGTGAGCGTCTTCCGAAAGAGCTGGGCTATGCGCTGCAGCATCAACTGAGAATGGTAATAAAGCGATGAAACATACTGAACTCCGTGCAGCCGTACTGGATGCACTGGAGAAGCATGACACCGGGGCGACGCTTTTTGATGGTCGCCCCGCTGTTTTTGATGAGGCGGATTTTCCGGCAATTGCCGTTTATCTCACCGGCGCTGAATACACGGGCGAAGAGCTGGACAGTGATACCTGGCAGGCGGAGCTGCATATTGAAGTTTTCCTGCCTGCTCAGGTGCCGGATTCAGAGCTGGATTCGTGGATGGAGTCCCGGATTTATCCGGTGATGAGCGATATCCCGGCACTGTCAGATTTGATCACCAGTATGGTGGCCAGTGGCTATGACTACCGGCGCGACGATGATGCGGGCCTGTGGAGTTCAGCCGATCTGACTTATGTCATTACCTATGAAATGTGAGGACGATATGCCTGTACCAAATCCAGTAATGCCGGTGAAAGGGGCCGGGACCACACTGTGGGTTTATAAGGGGAACGGTGACCCTTATGCGAACCCGCTTTCAGACGTTGACTGGTCGCGTCTGGCTAAAGTTAAAGACCTGACGCCCGGCGAACTGACCGCTGAGTCCTATGACGACAGCTATCTCGATGATGAAGATGCGGACTGGACCGCGACCGGACAGGGGCAGAAATCTGCCGGAGATACCAGCTTCACGCTGGCGTGGATGCCCGGAGAGCAGGGGCAGCAGGCGCTGCTGGCGTGGTTTAATGAAGGTGATACCCGTGCCTATAAAATCCGCTTCCCGAACGGCACGGTCGATGTGTTCCGCGGCTGGGTCAGCAGTATCGGTAAGGCGGTGACGGCGAAGGAAGTGATCACCCGCACGGTGAAAGTCACCAACGTGGGACGTCCGTCGATGGCAGAAGATCGCAGCACGGTAACAGCGGCAACCGGCATGACCGTGACGCCTGCCAGCACTTCGGTGGTGAAAGGGCAGAGCACCACGCTGACCGTGGCATTCCAGCCGGAAGGCGCAACCGACAAGAGCTTCCGTGCGGTGTCTGCGGATAAAACAAAAGCCACCGTGTCGGTCAGTGGTATGACCATCACCGTGAAAGGTGTTGCTGCAGGCAAGGTCAACATTCCGGTTGTATCCGGTAATGGTGAACTTGCTGTGGTTGCAGAAATCACCGTCACCGACAGTTAATCCGGAGAGTCAGCGATGTTCCTGAAAACCGAATCATTTGAATATAACGGTGTGAGCGTCACGCTTTCTGAACTGTCAGCCCTGCAGCGAATTGAGCATCTCGCCCTGCTGAAACGACAGGCAGAACAGGCGGGATCCAGTCTCAATCGACAGGTGAGCGTGGAAGATCTCGTCAGAACCGGTGCTTTTCTGGTGGCGATGTCCCTGTGGCATAGCCATCCGCAGAAGACAAAGATGCCGTCCATGAATGAAGCCGTTAAACAAATTGAGCAGGAAGTGCTTACCACCTGGCCCACAGAGGCAATTGCTCAGGCTGAAAATGTGGTAATGCGTCTGTCCGGTATGTCTGAGTTTGTTGTGAATGATGCACCTGAACAGGCAGATGACGCCGGGCCAGCAGAGCCTGTTTCTGCGGGAAAGTGTTCGACGGTGAGCTGAGTTTTGCCCTGAAACTGGCGCGTGAGATGGGGCGACCCGACTGGCGCGCCATGCTTGCCGGGATGTCATCCACGGAGTATGCCGACTGGCACCGCTTTTACAGTACCCATTATTTTCATGATGTTCTGCTGGATATGCACTTTTCCGGGCTGACGTACACCGTACTCAGCCTGTTTTTCAGCGATCCGGATATGCATCCGCTGGATTTCAGTCTGCTGAACCGGCGCGAGGCTGACGAAGAGCCTGAAGATGATGTGCTGATGCAGAAAGCGGCAGGGCTTGCCGGAGGTGTCCGCTTTGGCCCGGACGGGAATGAAGTTATCCCCGCTTCCCCGGATGTGGCGGACATGACGGAGGATGACGTAATGCTGATGACAGTATCAGAAGGGATCGCAGGAGGAGTCCGGTATGGCTGAACCGGTAGGCGATCTGGTCGTTGATTTGAGTCTGGATGCGGCCAGATTTGACGAGCAGATGGCCAGAGTCAGGCGTCATTTTTCCGGTACGGAAAGTGATGCGAAAAAAACAGCGGCAGTCGTTGAACAGTCGATGAACCGGCAGGCGCTGGCTGCACAGAAAGCGGGAATTTCCGTCGGGCAGTATAAAGCCGCCATGCGTATGCTGCCTGCGCAGTTCACCGACGTGGCCACGCAGCTTGCAGGCGGGCAAAGCCCGTGGCTGATCCTGCTGCAACAGGGGGGGCAGGTTAAGGACTCCTTCGGCGGGATGATCCCCATGTTCAGGGGGCTTGCCGGTGCGATCACCCTGCCGATGGTGGGGGCCACCTCGCTGGCGGTGGCGACCGGTGCGCTGGCGTATGCCTGGTATCAGGGCAACTCAACCCTGTCCGATTTCAACAAAACGCTGGTCCTTTCCGGCAATCAGGCGGGACTGACGGCAGATCGTATGCTGGTCCTGTCCAGAGCCGGGCAGGCGGCAGGGCTGACGTTTAACCAGACCAGCGAGTCACTGACGGCGCTGGTGAATGCCGGTGTGCGTGGTGGTGAGCAGTTTGAGGCGATCAGCCAGAGTGTGGCGCGTTTCTCCTCTGCATCCGGCGTGGAGGTGGACAAGGTCGCTGAAGCCTTCGGGAAGCTGACCACAGACCCGACGTCGGGGCTGACGGCGATGGCGCGTCAGTTCCATAACGTGACGGCGGAGCAGATTGCGTATGTTGCTCAGTTGCAGCGTTCCGGAGATGAAGCCGGGGCATTGCAGGCGGCGAACGAGGCCGCAACGAAAGGGTTTGATGACCAGACCCGCCGCCTGAAAGAGAACATGGGCACGCTGGAGACCTGGGCAGACAGGACAGCACGGGCATTCAAATCCATGTGGGATTCGGTGCTGGATATTGGTCGCCCGGACACTGCCCAGGGAATGCTGGAGAAAGCAGAAAAGGCTTTTGATGAGGCGGACAAAAAATGGCAGTGGTATCAGAGCCGGAGCCACCGGCGCGGTAAAACCTCAGCATTTCTTGCCAATCTCCGGGGAGCATGGGAGGACAGAGCGAATGCGCAACTTGGGCTTTCAGCCGCCACGTTGCAGGCCGATCTTGAAAAGGCCAGAGAGATGGCAGCAAAGGACTGGGCCGAGTCTGAGGCATCACGGCTGAAATATACCGAAGAGGCGCAGAAGGCTTACGAACGGCTGCAGACGCCGCTGGAGAAATATACCGCCCGTCAGGAAGAACTGAACAAGGCACTGAAAGACGGGAAAATCCTGCAGGCGGATTACAACACGCTGATGGCGGCGGCGAAAAAGGATTATGAAGCGACGCTGAAAAAGCCGAAACAGTCCGGCGTGAAGGTGTCTGCGGGCGATCGTCAGGAAGACAGTGCTCATGCTGCCCTGCTGACGCTTCAGGCAGAACTCCGGACGCTGGAGAAGCATGCCGGAGCA